ATTGGACCTTGGGCTCTTGTTCGGATTCTCCGGCAGTTTTTTTCTTCTCCGTTTTCGCGCGCGCCCTTTTACGTGGGGGGGCGGGAGAGAAAGGGGGATTATAGGGGGATAGAGAGATAGGGGTTTCAGGGGAAAGAGAGGAAGGGGGAAGAAAGGGGGGAAGAGAGGGCGGGGGTGCGTTACTGTAACTGTTACTGTAACGGTTACTGTAACGCTCTCTGTACTTTTTTACCCTGTCCGCAGTCTTTTTCCGGGCTGCAATCTTCTTTCGGATTGATGTCAAGGAATCTCGTTCCGCTTCCCCCCAATCCTCTGCTGCCTCCCCCCCAGCAAGAAGGGCGAAAAACACCCTATCTCGCTGGATGCTGGAGAGGTTGAGAAGCAACGTCCTGTCCTCTTCTGTGAAAGAAAGTGTAATCATCTTTTGCCTTCTTCCCTGTTGAAATCATAAGCGAATCCCAGAAGTAGAGATCGAACCCCCGCGTTTGGATAAAAAGGCTTTCAATTCGTCTGGGGAAAAGTAAACCCGGCTGCCAATGTTGACTGCTTGAATATCCTGAGATTCCCTCAACCTATCCAGAGTATCGGTGCTGATATTAAGGGCCTGAGCGGCCTCTTTCCGGGTCAACAGCAATTTTTCCATTTTAGACTCCTTTCTCAAAACGGAAACGGTCCGTCGCCACTGTCATTGTCCCAGGGCAAGGGCCCATCATCAGGAATGGCGGCGAAACCGTTAGAGGGCGCTGCGGCCTTTTTCAAGGGCTTGTCCGGGGGCAAGATGTATTCCCCGCTGCGGACCCGATCTGCGCTCATGGCGCGGAAAGGACGTACCGTCCATCCGGTTTTCCCGTTATAGGACCATTCCTCATTCCGGAAGAGGATGCCCACCAACTTTCCCACCAGGGAAGTTTCCTCCCAGTTCCAGGTGTACCCGGGGTTGGAGTGCTCAAAGGCGGTGGTCAAGCCTTTGAAGGAGCTCTTTGTCCGTTCGTCGTTGTCAGTCCCATCGTCTTTGGGCAGGAAATGACGCAGAACTCCCTTCCACTTTTTATCCTGCATGGTGTTGGCCTTAAACTCTTTGGAGAAGAACCCTCTCTGCTCTCCCTCCTCAATGTCGAAGAGGATCAGCAGCTGGGGACCATAATTGGTATCCGCAAAGGATACCTGCTTGACCCGGCAGACATAGGCGTCCAGGGGGAGTTTGGGACGGTCATAGAACTCCTGCACGGAATCCCAATTTTTCGGTTTTTGAATCATGGTTTTTGTTCCTCCTTGGTGTAAAATATAAGGGGGCACCTGCTCCCGATGTATTTGTCTGGGTACTCGCAAATTTCCCCGTTGAGACCGCAGCTGCGGTAGTTGCGGCGGTAGTATTTGCACTGATAGCAGCTAATGTCCACGTTATCCTTAAAGTCAACGGGAAACGTCACCTCAACCATGGCGCGGGCGCGGATATATTCCTTCACCCCGCGGGAGAATTCAGCCATTGTCTGTCGCCTCCTTGGGAGATGTGGTGGGGAGCAGCCCCCAATACTCTCTAATCTGCTGATCGACAAATTTCAGGTCATTCTCAATCTCCAGGTCAAACATTTCTTCCGGCGACTTGGAAATGTCCATTCCATTGGATTGGGTGCGGAAAAAATGGCGTTCCCCTTCCACCATGCAGCGCAGACAGATTGTGACCATCCCCTCAATGCAAACCTTCTCGTCCAGCAGCTTTCCAATGGTCCGCAGCTTGGTTTCTCCAAAATCGGATGTAGTTTCGTGCATGAGGATATAGACGATGACATCCTCTGGAAGCTGTGCCTGAATGAACATCAGCAGCCACCAGAAATTGTCCGCGATATCGTTGTAGAGGTCGAACGTAGAACTTCCCGCCTTGGGTACGGAATGACCTTTCATGAAAGTGTTCGTCAAAAGGTACCCAGCGTCATCAATGACAGCGGTTTTGGTGGGCATCTTTTGCAGGCCAGTGGTAATGGTCTGGTAGCTGTCTGTCTTCATCTGGTATCGGAAGGTCCCGGGGAAAGGCAAGCGTTTGCCCACCACGTTAATCAAAAAGATTTCATCTGGGGCAAAGTTTTTCAGGGAACGGGACTTCCCAGACCCGCTCTTGCCATAGATCAAAACTGGAATCCCGATAAGTCATTCCCCCTTTTCGCCGCAGTCCAGGTATTCCTGAAATAGGTCCAGCTTCTCATCCAGATAGGCCGACATGGTGAAACTGTTATATAAGAACATGTAATCCATGAAGTCATCCAGGCATGTGTCCATGATAAAGTTCCGGCATGTCCTGGCAGAAACCTCTATAACCACCTTTTTGGGGAAAAAGTTGATTCGTTCCTCCATCTTGACAAACCTCCAATTTTTGTTACAATAAAGTTAAGCGGAAGAAACATAGCTTATTTTTTCAAGTATTCTCCTTTCTGAACTCTGCCGGTGCTGCAAACCGGCAGAGTTTATTTTTCGCCTTTTCCACGGAGTTCTTTTTTCCATCGGGTGATAACCGTGGTATTCACGCCGTAATGGTCGATCAGCTCATGGTATCGAAGAAGCTTCTCCTTCTCTGGGAAGTCCTCCGGCATGGGAATAAGGGGGCGGCCCTGCTTCGTGCGAAACTCACGCGGACAACGCCCGCTGCAATCTGGATTGGTACAGTGCAAGCACTGCTGGATTTTCTCCGGGGAATCCCATCCAGGGTAGATTCCATTGCGTTTTCGGCGTTGGCCGGGAATGGGTTCAGAGGGCGCGTCGGCCCATGGCTTCCTCCCTTCGGTCTGCACCTTGACCCCGTTGATCTTCACCATATCCCCACCCCCTTTCGCACCTGGGGCAGAGATATACCTTCTCTCCAGGTTCCAGGGCGGACACGTTCCACCGCTGCTTGCACCGGCGGCAGAGGCGATACACCGCGCCCCTCATACCACACGGAAGGGAATGCCCCGGCGGGCCAAGGCGGCATTGATCCGGCTCTTCCCTACCTCCCTTCTGCGCCGGGCCTCCTGGCGCTTTCTGGCCGCTGGGGCAATGGCCCGCAGCAGGATGTCCATATCATGGCGTTGCTTGATTTCTTGTACTGGGTTCATTCCAAGTTCTCCTTTCTAAATTTTCCCGGCATGAATGATTGTTAAGTAATCCTCATCTGTAAAGCGAAGCGCTTCCCCCATAAGGATCAATTCATTGAGGGTAAACTTCCCTGGGTCTTTTCGACGGGCCTGCAATGGAGGTCTCGTTTGCAATCCGATGAGCATCGCAATGTTTTCTTCTGTCAGTCCAGCTCTTGCTTTTCCGATACGATACACAACGCCGAATTCATCCCGCCACCGGTCCACCCGGTTTTGCTTCTTCCTTCCCATTGTTTCGCTCCTTTCTGGCTGTCTCAATGTCAGAGACATTACAGCAGATAAAACAGATAGAATAGAAAATCTATTGACTATTCTGTTGAATTGGCTTTTGACAAAAACTCTGTAAAGTCCCCTTCAAATTCAAAGACTACTTCAAGCTCTGTGCTCCCGTGCATGGAGCTTGAAATTTTATAGTCCTTGATTTCTATGCTCTCGCCGTTCATCTGAAAAAATGATCGGCTCCCAAACTTGCCGATTGTAACATCCACTTTTGTCACCTCCTCCCTATTACATCGGTAAGCATTGTTATTAGTCACTAAAACACAAACTTAAATATTAGGGGCATGACAAGCAGGGTCAATAAAAACAACCACGCTACAAAAAGTAGCATTGCAATATCGGTGATATCTGCATGTCGAAATCGGGACTTTAACCAATCCCAAAAACTTTTCATTCCTTGATTCATCCTCCTTCTATGCCTATTGTTTATAATTTTATTGCCCTTTCCTATTGTCTGTGTTATGCTGGTCCAAAAAGCTTTTCCACTGTACTTTTCAATGCTTTGGCTATCAGGATTGCTACCGAAACAGCAGGGTCTTGCACGCCCTTTTCGATTCTCTGATAGCTTTTCAGGGATATACTTGCAAATTCAGCGATTTCTTGCTGCGTCTTACCTTGCAGTTCCCTACATTCTCTTAAACGAGTATTCATTTCCCCTTCCATTCTCGGACATATATGTCCCGCTCGTTACGTTCATTATAGGACATATATGTCCGCTTTGTCAACAGATATTTTGAGGTGTTTTCTATGGATTTTTCGACACGATTAAAGGAACTTCGGAAAAGCAAAAAGTTGAATCAAACGGAAACTGGAAAAATTGCAGGAATCACCAGCAAGCAAATTCAGCGGTACGAAACTAACGAAAGCGAACCAACGCTTTCTGTTCTTGTATCCCTCGCCGACTACTTTGATGTCAGCTTAGATTACCTGGTCGGCAGATCGAATAGCCCGAAGAGATCAGATTGATTCCATCTCATGTGAAAACGTTTACAATAAAACACAGCCAAATAAAAGAAATATCAGAAAACAATGCAAAGCAGGCAACAATGTTGCGCCAATTTGTATTATCTTCTTGACCACTTCCTGGAGTTATGCTCAAAAGCAACCATCTTAAATTTGCTATAATCGTGATGACGAAATGACAAATTATGTAAGTGTTTATTGGGAATTGACCTCTTTTCTTCCAACCCAGCGCATGAGGGACGGTCCCATAAAAGAAAGGAAACGAAGCATCAAGGGGGGGAGATGCTGAAATAGATTCCCGTGGGAACCGCCCCTCATACGCTGGATTTAGTTATTTCTATTATCATCCTGCTTTCAGGAATAGTAATCGGAAGGTTTCCCTCCCCTTTGGTGTTACCAAGGTCTGTGTCCCAGTCCATTGGGTCTTCTCGTTGAAGCACTCTTTCAATTCAAACAAACCGTTGTTAACATGAACCTGATAGGGCATCAGCTTACCTTTTTTGTCCCGGTACAGGTATTTACGAGAAAGAAGGAAAGAAATAAACTCTTTCGGTTTGATCCCGAGTTCCTTGGCTGTTTCCCGAAGACCTGTTAAAAGATTCCGGTCTACCAAATCGTCAAAGTAGTCCGCCTTTGGCTGCATGATCTGGTTTTCCACCGTCAGGGCGGACAGTCGGACTTTCTGATTCTCGATGGTCTTGTTCGCCATAATGAGCGCCGCCGCCATGAGTTCCTCGGGGGTCATGTTCTCCTGGCCGTTGATGTACCCACCGTTCTTGCGGATGGAGGGGAGAACCTCATCAAAAATCCAGCGTTCAAATTGATCCGCACCTGGTAATTCTGACCTGGCAGCCAGGCGGTAGATATCACCCTCGGGGATAAAGTTCATTTCCTGTTCTCCTCCGTTTGTAAGGGTGCGGCGCTTCACCGCCCCCTTGCAATGAGCAGAAACCGCGTCCTTCGGGCGCTTATACCCAAGTGCCTTTGCTACATCAGACCCGCAGAACAGCACCTTGCCATCTTCTTCGATGGTGCGGATTTGTCCAAACTCGGGATTGTTGAAAATTATCAGTTCGCTCATTTACACACTCCTTCTCATCGTTATCATATTTATGTTTATTAGTTGTTCGCGTTTACGCGAGTTAATCAGCAAAAAAAATATCTGTTCGCTCAGTTTCATTAAGATCTAAAATTTCTGAAAGCTTAGAAGCTTGATCTAACGTGAAGGTTGCACCGCCTCTACTTAATTTCCGGTAATACGTAGATTGGTTAATACCAAGTTCCTTGGCTATTTCTGCGCCAGTTTTCTCCTTTTCTACTATTTTTCCTTTCAGGCGATTAATATTTACAGACAAAATAGCTTCTCCTTTCTCGCGGCTTCGCGATTTTATACTTATATAATACTCGCGTATCCGGTAAATGTCAATATATTTTTTGCGCTTATGCGATATTTTTTTATTCCTTGTATTGCATTTTTGCTATGATTATGATTTAATACAAATGATGAGAGGTGATTAAAATGCGTGTTGGCGAACGCATCAAATCAAGGAGAAAAGAAATTGGATTATCTGCTGAACAGGTTGCAAAAGAACTTGGCGTTTCTCCAGCAACTGTGTATCGGTATGAATCTAATGATATTATGAACATGAGAATTGATAAGCTGGAACCGATTGCAAAGGCTTTGCGTACAACTCCTGCCTATCTCATGGGTTGGGAAGATGACAAAAAAGAAAATCCTCCGGCCGAAAGCCAGAGGATTCTTGAAAGCGTTAATTCATCTGAAAATGTAGATTTGCTTCTCCATATAATAAAGAATGAAACATCACTTAGTAGAGAACAGCTCTTAAAGTTACAAGGTTTTGTTTCAGCATTGGAAGCGGAAAATAAATAACAATTTGAATCAATTTTCTTCTTTATTTTTGAAAAATCCTAATTCTAATGCTTTTCTCAACACTTCAATTTGGTTTTCTTTTGACAAATTTAATATACTCGTGGTTAGTGAATCACGTAAATCAGAATCAGGAATACATTGTTTCTTACCTTCCATGCACATAACAAAACCCTCCATAAAATAGATGCTGAAAAGCAT